GCTAAAGAGGATGGAAGTCGAAAGATGCGAGACGTTCGCTCAGCTACAGTTACACAGACTCTAATAAAGCAGTCTGTCAGCTCAACTGGCGGCGGCTTCACTCAGACGACAACCTTTACGCGTAATGACGTGCGGTCGCAACGATCCGATGCTATCGGGACGCGGCGACTCCCCTCTGGGGGGTACTTGTACAGTACTAATTACGACGCCTTCTTTGGTGACTCGTCAACGTCACCCGGCGAGTGTGAACAGAAACGAACCTGGGCCGGAATACCGGGCCGGGTAGATACTGTCACCTACCGTTGGGACGGCGGATCCGATCGCAACATGATTGACTACGGATGTGCACAACTTGTGCCAGCTGTGTCTAATGCGGCGATCAATCGATGCACCCAAAAGGTGCTCGAAAAGATCCGAGCCAACGACTTAAACCTTGGGACATCGTTTGCTGAACTTAAGCAGACTAGTCACGAGGTCAACTCAATGGCGCGTCAAGCCTGGCTCTTCATTCGTGGAGAGCTTATGGGCAAAGACGTTAACCGTCTCATGGTCACTCTTAATGCCAAGGAATTGGCAAGCGAGTGGCTAAGATTCCAATATGGGATTAAACCCCTCATGGCGGATATCTACGCGGCCTGCAAGACCATCGAGGACCTTGCAGGACGGCCGATGGGAGAAGTCCTTGGTCGTACTAAAGATGACGACTTTAAACTCCCGGCCAATACGAGCATTAGAACGTACGGAGGGACGGTGGCCCGCGGGTGTGAGATCTCTTATCTCTACGAGATCGAAAACCAGCAGGGCTTCCAGGCTTGGAGGTATGGTCTAACTGACCCACTTTCCATAGCTTGGGAACTTATCTCCTATTCGTTCGTGATCGATTGGTTTCTGCACGTTGGTGACTTCATAGCCGGTATCGGGAAACCGATCGGGCTACGGGTCATAGACGGGTATCGGACCTTGTGGCTCTCGAACCAAGTTCAGGTTTGGGAGCGTTTCTATGACGACGAGTTTGGGACACTTACGCCCGGGCTCGACGGTCTGCGAGTAACAAGGCCTGTTAAAGCACTAACCACTGTGAAGACTCGCGCCATGCGGCGCCAGATCCTCTCCAGTGTCAGTGGTCCTAAGCCGTACTTGGATTTGGACCTTAACCCCAACCAGTGGCTCAACGCACTAGCGTTGTTTGCTGCTAAGACCTAGGAGCCAAATATGGCCCAAGCTGCCTCAATCACGGTCAATGACCGTCAGGCAACCCCCGTCGCGCATACTTTTGCGCCGCGGCAGGTCGCGCCCGGTAGTGCACTCTTTGTTGAGAGTGCCTCCGTGCCGATTGGTGAGAAGTCTCTCATCGTCCGTACTGCGAAGAAGGGAACCCGCTATACTACGCGGATCACCTTCGCCGTCCCCGTCCTGGTCACTGAGACCGTGAATGGGGTTGCGGTGCCTACTGTCCCTCGTTCTTCCTTCGTGGACTGCACGTTTCGTTTCGACGATACGAGCACGCTCCAGGAGCGGAAGGACACTGTGGGCATGTTTGCTAACATGCTCGCGGCGACTCAGACCGTCATCGATGGTTCGGTGACGAATCTCGAGGGCATTTGGTAACTGGTGTACAGTGAAGCAATCGCTGCAACTGTACATTGGTACAATGGCGATGATAATCGCCACTGCCCTGGTCATTAGTGGCCAGGACCTTATGTCTACGAAGGCTTACATTAGAGACCTCCTTGAGGTTTTCGACATTGAGCCTGAGTAGTGCAGTACGCCCCTTCCTTGTCGAAACAGTTCGACTTGTCTTGTGGTGGTACGTCCATAGGGACGCCCGCCGCAGCCGAAGGGTACGCAAATCCGAAACATCCATTCAGGAGTTCGAAAGTGCCAAAACCGAAGAAGACTCGTTCAGAGCTTCAGACGGCTATACCAGGATCTGTCGGTGACAGGTTTACAAATGAGCTCTATGAGCTCATTGAAGGCTTGTCTGAGTTTGGTGGTTATAAGTCCATGTACCTCAACCAGGAAATCTGGTCAAAGTACTGTGACCCAAAGACCACCGCTCCCGACGTTCGGCGTCGTCGAGCCATTAGCAAATGGCTCGACACTGAGCAACGGAACTGGCACACCAACATCCGCCTCCAGATAACTGAGGCGGACTTAGGTTGGATCACGTGGCTCGACCTTAGGGACGAGATACGTGCTCTTATTGCCAGGGTTCTGGGCCCGGTTAAGTACCCATCCGTTATCCAAGATGGTGTTCTGACCAATGGGGCCAGTACACGCGTCCGGAAATCACCCTCCGCGGCGCTTCTGAAGCTACTGGGCGAAGGGCACATCACCTCAGACGCGTTAAAACACTGGTTCGCTGCGTATAGTAACACGCAGCTTAGCAACCAGACTTTAACGTTAGTCGAAGGGTCGGTGCTCTTCACCGTTCCGAAGAAGTCAGATATTGATCGGGCTGCTGCAAAGGAGCCCGAATGCAATATGCTGATGCAGAGATCTGTGGGAAACCACATTCGTCGCCGGTTGCGGGAGTTCGGTATTGATCTCAACAATCAAACCGCCAACCAAAACTTAGCGCGCGAAGGTAGCCACAAGGGAAACCTTGCAACTATTGATCTCTCGTCGGCCTCGGATTCCATCTCCAGGCAGCTAGTTCTTGAGCTGCTGCCTTATGAGTGGTTTTCGCTGCTTGACGACCTGAGAGTGAAGTCCACTCTGATTGCGGATTACTTTCCGCCAGAGTATTGTGATCACGGTGAAAGCTTTCGCTGGAACCTTGAGATGTTCTCCTCTATGGGGAATGGCTTCACTTTTGAGCTTGAGTCGCTCATATTCTACGCAATCACTCGCGTAGTTTGCAGGCGGTCGAAAGTTCCTGGTCGCATCTCTGTTTATGGCGATGACATCATATGCCCGGTTGGGGTTGTACCCCGACTGAAGCGTGTATTTGATCTTCTGGGGTTCCAAATGAACCTTAAGAAGACACACTATCGCGGACCATTCCGCGAGTCGTGTGGTCGCCACTACTGGAGAGGCTTCGACGTCAGTCCCTTCTATGTCAGAAGGGAAGTTCGCGATCTCAAGGACCTGATCTCGCACCTTAACCACTTACTTGAGTGGGACGGGCGCGGGTGGGGCTTCTTCCAAACGGAGGAAGTCTACAGGTTTTGGTTACGATGGATCCACTACGTCCCCGATTTCTTGTGGGGTGGAGTGAGTCCTGACGACCCGTCGGCGTTAGTAACGGGGCACGCGCCCCGCAAACGAATCGTCGCCGTAACGAGGAAAGCCAAGCGGCCACCGCAAGGTGGTTTGCTTTATTGGCTCCTCTGCCGCGAACACGATCGCAACCCGACCCAGTGGGTGCAGTCGGAGTGGGAACACTTCGATCTGACACCTCCTGGTGAGGATTGTTTGATCGTTGATCCTCGCCTCGTCGTCGGCTGGAAGGCCGTAGACGTTATTAGTCGAGGGGAACGGACCACCTGGACACCG